CAGCGCATCCATGCCGCCTGTGACGTTCTGAGCGCCCGCCACGACCATCGGGTCGGTCGGGTCGCCGACCTGCCACGGCGCCAGGGAAAGCGCGTTGCCGCCGTCGTCGCCGATCTGGAGCGGATTACGGGCCACCGCCGCCCCCTGGAGCCGGTCCAGACGGCGCCTGACCGTTCGCCCCGTTCACCGGCACGGGCGGCGCCAACGTCTGCTGTAGCTCGCTCTCGTCCGCCGCATGTTGCTGGAGGACCGGGTGGATCTCGGTCTGGAGCATATCGGACACCATCTGTCGCACGATCACCTGAAGCGCCAGCGGGTCGATCGCGCCCACCGCTTTAAGGCGGTTCGTCTCAGCCTCGTAATCCTTGATCTCGATCTCAGCGCTCTTGTCCTTGGCCTGCTCCTGAGCGTGAACCAGTTGCGCCTTCAGGCTGGCGATCTCCGCGTCGGCCTTCTGAAGCAGCCCTTGCGCCTGTTGTTGCATCTGCTGGGCCTGCTGAGTGACCGCCATGACCTGGGGATCTGGCCCCGCCTTGTATTGCGGCGGCAGGCCCCGCTTCAAACGCTCCGCCAGTTCGTCCGCGTTGGGGAAATCCGAGTTCGCCGCCCAGAAATCACCGACGATCTGGAAGGCGGCGGGGTTTTGTTGCATTATCTGACTGAAAGCGTTGGCCGCCTCCTGCCGCTGCGTGCCATACGCCGGCCCGACATCGGCCTCGATGTCATAAGTCCCGACGTTCGGGTTGAAAATGATCGCCGGATCGGGTGTTTCCGGGTCTTCCTGCTGTTTCTGGGCCTCGGCGGGCGAAATCGGCCCTGGTGGCGCTCCGTTCGGCTGTTGCCCGATGAACTGGTGCGCGTCCGGCAGGTCCGGCGCGATCATCGCCTTGTTTTCCGTGCCATCCTCGGCCAGCGTCATCACCACGCGCCGCGTATCGTATATTTTTGGGATCAGATCGAGCAAAATGCGACCGATTTGCCGGATTCCCTTGGCCTGATTGTCGATATAATGATACGTCGCCGTATCGCCCTGGCGTTGCCGCTGCTGAATGGCGATCCCCGACCGCTCGTTGCTCGGCATGCCCAGCTCGGCCTGATACTGACCCGTCACGCTCATCAGATCCTGCCGCGCGATGGTCATGCCCTGAATGTAGGCCTGGGCCATGGTCGGCGGCTCGACCCGTGAGGGTGGCGGGATCGGATTTCCCGCCTCATCGAGGCCGTTATAGACCAGAACCGACCAATTTTTGACGTTCGCCGTCGCCCACTGCTCCGTTCGGCCCTCGATCGCGTCGGCGCGGGCCACGTAAGGCGTTTTGGTCTGGAGAGCGACCTGTTCGACGGCCGCGCTCGCCCAGTAATTGTAAATCCGCTGAGCATCGATCTGGGCTCTTGTGTGCCCTTTCCGATCCATCTGGCCCTCGATCACCGTCTCCTCGCCAATGAACGGCACGAGCGGGATGTATTTACCCAGCCACTGCTCACGATCGATGATTTTGTCGCCGGCCAGCTTGAACCACTCGATTTCCGGCTCCGCCACGTCACGGCTCTGGACGATCAACGGCTTCACCTGATCGCGCAGCTCCGCCGGGATCTCGCTGTCGCGCACCACCGTCCCGTCCCGGAGCCGGTGCAGCGTCTCGTTGTTCATGTTGCGCCGCCAGTATTCCGCGATCCGCACATGATCCTTGTCGTTCCAGCCGTCACTGTGCTCCAGCGTGGCCGGTGCGACGTTGTCCTCTTTCCCGTATTCCTCCTCGTAACGATCGCGCGGGATGTCCTCGAACACGAACGCGAAATCGGCGTCCGACTTGTCATAAGACCGGCAATCCGGGTCCATGTAGACACTGCGTGGGTCAGGCACGCGGCGGATGAACAGATCGAGGTCGAAGCTGTTCTCGTCCACGTAATCCGTCTCGACGCGGACGTAACCGATGCCGCTCTCGACCTGATGGTATGTGGCGGTGCTGTAGGCATCGACCGCCTTGCTGACATACTCGATGCGCCGGATGATGCCGGAAAACACCTGGGCCGCTTCGTAGCTGGCGTGGCCGCCGACCGGCGTCACCTTGATCTGCGCCTTGTTCTGCCGCGCGTCGTTGATCACCTGGAGGTTGTGCTGGCGCACCTGGTTGTACGTCAGCGTCGGCCGCTCGCCCCGGTCGGTCATCGTGCCGGCGTTGCTGTACCACTGCCAGCCGTTCTGGCTGTCACCGTTGGCGAAGCGGGTATCGAACAACGCCCGCGTGCGCCACGCGCTTTCCCACCCGACGCACCGCTCGAAACGGGCTTTCGCCTCCTTCAGGATATCGTCGTCGCTGTCTTTTGATCGGCGGGCCACTTAACGCGGCGCCTCCAGACACCGGTCGAGGATCTTCGCCAGCATCTCATTTCGCGCGGTGATGTTGTGGCCGAATACATAGGTCGCCACGCCGAGGAACAGGACGTTCAGCACGATCAGCACGACGAACCCCGCCGGTAGCGCCTTGATAAGGCGTTCCGGCACGGTGGCCAGAATATGCATGGGCGAGCGGCCATTACCGTGTGGCGCCTCACTCACCGTATCCTCGGGAAGGTGGCGCAGGTCAGCAGATCGTATGTGAACCACACCAGAACGATCAGCACGATGGCGATCAACACGATATTGATGACCTGCATCACGATGCCGCCCGCCACGCCCAGCCAACCCAGGACAATGGGCAATATGAGGCGGCCAATGGCCACGATGGCGCAAACGACGATGAGCCATACGATGAGGTTGACGAACCACCCGGCGGAAAAGCACATCAGATCAGACTCCACCTGAAAGCGGGGGCGCCAGCGTGGCGATGGCTTTGATCCAGATGGGCATTCACGCCAGCACCATGATACGGTTCTGTGGTATAACATCGCTGAGCGATGCGACACTGGCCCATTGCTCGACGACGACCTGGGTCACGAGCGCCTGTAGGTTATCGCTCGATACCGAAGCCCAGTGCTCAACGAGCACCTGTGTCGTTTGCGCGTTGGGGTTCGTGCTTAGCCAGTGCTCGGTTAAGACCTGAGTTGCTCTGGTGTCCGTCACGTGACTGTCCTCGGACCCACTTGAGCGTTGTTCACTTCAGCGGCGGTCCAGGCCAACCCCGTAGCCGGATTTAAAGTGTCCGTTCGCCACGCCCACAGCCAACCACTGCTGCTGAGCGTCAGCGTCGGTGATGCGACCGTCGTAGCACCACTCTTGATTTGCACCGCCGCCGTGCGACTACCGGCGTCGCTCTTCTGCATATACGCGCGCGTCGTTACCGCGATGGTGCTGACCGGTGTCGAGGCGATGGACGCGATACCGTAGAAATCCGCGTCACCGGGCGTTGAGTCGTAGACGTAGCTGGTGGCGGCGTCCTGTTGGGCCTCACTGACCGCCTGCCAGTTCGCGGGCGTGGCGGTGTAGGTCCATGTCATTTGCGCGGTGACGGCAACCGCCGATGGCACCGGGTTCGCCTGGGGAAACGTCGCGTAAGTCGCGGCGGCGTTGATGCTGTTCGTACTTGAGGGATGGGTGGTGTAGACGACCGATACCGTATCGCAAATAATCCCGACCCAGTATGTTGTTCCCTTGACGACGGTAACGCCTGGAGAAAACGTAAAGACGTTCGTTCCCGTGACAACAGGATTGATTGGCGCGGCGGCCGACGACAACACGGCCCCAGGAGCAAAGGCACCCGTGTCCGCGAAGATGGCACACTTCATGTTGCCTGCCGCGCCCGTGGTAATCGCCACCGCGACACTGGTCACCGTTCCGCTGTAACCGGCCACGAACGGCGTGCATTTCGCGACGGCGAGGACAGCGGCGACGGAACTGGTCGATGTCGGCGGCACCGTCTGCGTCAGCACGCCGGTCGATGTCCGCGCGAACTGCGTGCTCGCATCGCTCGCGGGCATTCTGGTATAGCAACGAATATCGCCCATCCAGGCGACTGATGACGCGTCACTGCGCCAGAACAGGTCGTCGAGGTATTGTTGGATCACGGTAGCCTGCTGCTGGACTTGTAGCTTGTTGGCGTAGTTGTTGGTAGATGTTGGCCGGGTGTTCAGTGATCCGAGCGTGAAGTCATTGCTCGTGTTGCCATTCTTGCGGACGGTGAAACTACCGGTCGTGTTGTTGATCACGACCTCGAACTCAAACGCGTACCATGTGTTGTTGACGGGGAAAGCGCCGGAATAAGTCGCCAACACAGTCCCCGCCGGTCCACCAGACGTGAGCAGGATCGCGCCATCCGAACGAAACACGACACTGCATTGCGCGGTCGCGCCATCGAACAGTTGCAAAGCCATCCCAAGAGCCGTGCCGGTGATCGCCGCTGTTTGCTGGAATGCGACCGCGAGATGGTGAACCGCATCGTTGACGCCGCTCGTCTTGGTCAGCGTGCCAGTACTGGCACTGGCCCAACTGAACGCCCGACTGCCCGCGAAACGTCCCGCGACGATGCCGATATTGGTGGGGGCGACACCGCTGTCCCAGTACCCATTGATGGCATCGGCTGGCGCCGCGTAGCAATCGAACCCGTCCCCGAAGCTCCAGGCCATTACACCCTCACACACAAAAGGGTGAACGACACGTCAGCGAGCATTGCATCCTGTGTTGGCGCGACGACTTGCAACACATCTCCCGCCGCCATCGTCGCACCACTGCCAGCGAGTGTCGCGCTCGTATTGCTCGCTGGTGTCACCGTCACAGTGCCGATGGCGGTGATCGTGGTGCCACCCGTGATGCGGTTGATGGTGAACACCGCGTTGCTCGTGGCTTTGGTCGTGGCATACACGGTGCATCCGGCGAGTGACGCGGGAACGACCAGGGCCATTGCCATCGGCGCGTTCACGATGGCACCTGTCACTGGCTTCGCACTGAATGCGAACGTGATCGGCACGGACTGAACCGACGCCGGGAGTTGAGCGAAGGTCGCTTGTCCGGTCAGGCCCGCGAACGTGGTCGTTCCGGGTGGTCCAGCGGGGCCTGGGGGGCCGGGCACCGTGCTGTCGGCTCCAGGGGGGCCAGGCGGTCCCGCCGGTCCAGGCATGCTCAGCACGCTCGCCCACTTCACGCCGTCCCATCGCCATGTCGCGTCGGGGCCGTGGAACAGATCTCCGACCACGGGGACACCGGGGAAATCCAAAGCCACGGTCATGCCTCCGCTTCATCAGCACGCGGCACCAGCGCGAGCGGTTGCTCAGCCACCTGTTGCCGTGTGCATTGTTGTTGTATCGACCCGATCAGAGGCGCGACAACGGCATAGGGAACCGGCGCCTGGGCGATCACGCGCAGCACGGTTTCCCATGTCTGGGCGTCGAGTGTGACGGCGATGCGGTCGGTGGGTGTCATGGCGCGATCAATCCATACGCGGTAAGATCATCGATCAACGCCTTGACGTGTTCAGCGAGGACCGGGAGTGTCACTGAACCAGTGGCGAACGTCGCGCGTGTCGCGGTGCCGGTCGGTGTGCCGTAGCCGGTGGGTTTTGTGATCGCGCCCGTGCCGTTGAACCCAACGCGGGCGGCGTTCAGGTCAACCTGAACATAAAGAGCCGTTGAATTAGCGGCGAAGATAGTGCCAACGAACCCCCCAGATGAATTGAAGGCGTAAAGGTTGATATCGTCTGAACCGTTGAGCGAAAGTTTCCAACGCGTGTTTCCGGCGGTTTGCCACACGAAGCCATTATCAGCACCACTGGCCCCGTTCACCGTGACGGACTGCGCTGTCGTGCCGCCGCCAACGACAAGCGGCGTACTGGTCGCTATGTAACCACTGGTAGCCGGTCGCAACAGCAGGCCGGTGCTCGTTCCCGATCCGAAAGTGCCTATCGTCGCCGTTCCGGTTGGCGATGCCGTCGTGCCGCCGCCAATCCATGCGATATTCTGACCGTTCAGCAGGATGGTCGCCTGATTGTCCATGTAAGTCGCCAGGGTGTGGTCAAACCCATGCAACCACGTTCCCTCGACCTGAAACGGCCCGTAAGGATATTGTGATGCCACGCCCGTGATGTCGCCCGTGGCGTAATAAGCCCGTCCGGTCAGTCCCGCGATTGAGTTGGGTTCAGCGTTGAACCCGATATACATCTTGGCCGGAAAGCCGGTGCTGTTGGCGGTCCCGGAACGTGAAACCGCGAACCCATAGCCGACGTTCTTGCCTTCTCCAGGACCGCCGCTCAGCACGAACGACTCGGCGACGAACAACAATCCACCCGTGTTATTTCCCGCGAGTGTACGATCACGCTTGAAGCCCACGTCCGCGCCGCGATTGACGTAGTTCATCTCGCCAATGTTGCCGCCCCAGGAATGCGTCGTATCGTTTGGTGACTCCGCGATCAGATAGAGCGCCTGATGCGCGGGGGACACACCCGCCTGAAACGTCGGATTGAACGACGCCACGACACCTAACCCGGTATCGAACCCGGCACCGCCCGCCACGCTTTGGTATTGTATCTGCGCGCCATAGGTCGGATTTGTTCCAGTATTGTGCGCGCCTATCTGAAGCCCGGTAACGGCACCGGATGCGAGAGCGGCGGATGTATTGGTCCGTAATGTAAACTCCGACCAGACTTCTTTGGTCCCGGCGTTCACATTGAGCGCGTTGCCGACGTAGCCGCCGGATGTATCGAAGCCATAGAGGTTCAGGGTACGATCCGATGCCGTTATCAGACGGAAGCGAGGTGTTCCCACCTCCTGAAACACGATCCCCTGCCCTGAACCCGCCGCACCGTTGAGCGTCAACGTCGGTGTACCGGTGCCGGTGCCAACGGTGATCGGAGCGGTAAACGGCCCGGTCATCGCACCGCCCGTCAGCGGCAGGAAACTCCCCTCCAGCGTGCTCGCGTCGATGCTGTTCGCGGACACCCACTGGACCGATGATCCGTCATCGTATCGTATGAAAAGCTGTCCGCTGACTGAATCCCACCATAACGGTTCGACCACGGTGGCGTTTGGGGTCTCTCCGACCATCGCGCCGGTCGCCATGTTCATGATGGCGGCGTTCAGTTCAGCCGCGAATAACGCGTCACCTTCTTTCCAGGGATAGTGCGGCCGGTCGTTCATGACGTCACCGAGATCAGTTCAGCGGAGGTTGCCCGTTGGTGTCGCCACGGACGGGCCAGCGCGGCTCGCCGGCTGCCAGACGGCGCCATCCCAGTTGAACGCGGCCACGCCCTGTAACGTGCCCGTGGGCGTCGGCACGCTCATGGTCGGATCGGAGACAGCCACTGATTACGACTTACGTATTACGCAGTTACGCATTACGTATTACGCCACGGTAACCGTGTTGCTCATCGGCGCCACGGTCGAGCCGAGGGCGTTGGTGGCGGTCACCACGCAGGCCAACCCGTGACCACTGTCCTCGGCTTTTGTCGCGTAAGTGGCGCCCGTGGCCCCGTTGGCGACCCCGTCGTTGTGCCACGCGTAAGTATAGGAAGTCGGCTCGCCATCCCAGTTGCCCATCGTGCAGTTGAGTTGCGCGCCGCTCTGGCTGACGTAGGGCACGTCACGGTTGACCGGCGGCGCCAGGGTCGCGGTGACGTCGGCCAGCAGGCTGGCGATACGCGCCTGGTGGGTCCGGTCGTTGTTGAGCCAGTCAGCCGTGAGCAAGAGCAGCATTTCCTGGGCCAGGGCGGCCGTGTCCTTCGGCGCCGCTTTTGGCTCGGCCTTCGGGGTCGCGTACGTGGTTTCTCTCTCTTTGGTGTCGGCGTGCGGCGCTGTTGCCATGGTGGTTACTCCATGTGACTTTGTTATACTTTGTTATGCTTCGAGTAGAAAGTCGGCCACCTGATCAAACGGAGGTTTGCGGATAACCTGCGATTTTGTATGAGCGTTAGTCGGGCGGGGAATGGTGCTAACAAGCGTCACCGGAGCGACTTCCATTCTTCTTCAATCCGGCGCAACCAATCCGATTTCCGCTCTTTCCCCTCTGCCTTTCCCACCGTTACCTTCCGGTAATGAGCCTGGAACGCGGCGTCCCACTCCTCGTCGGGCGCGTTGTCCGCCGGCACGATGTCCCATGGTTCCACGAACAACTCGATCGCGTGCCGGGTTATCGCCATGAGAACCAGTTCTTTATGAGCGACTAACGGAGGCATTGTTCCGCTAACATCTGGAAAGCGGGATCCTGAAGGGCAAAGACCCAACGGCACCGTTCGATCGCCTGACGCACCTTCCGTCATATCCCCATCCACCCGGTGCTGACCCGCGCGTCCTCGACCCACTGGCCGCGCGAGAGCGACGCGCGCTGCGCCGCCACGATGTCGGCACCCGTGTCGGGCCGCGCCTCCTTCAATCCCATCGCCAAAGTCCGAACGGCATCGCAACAATGTGACGACCAATCGTGAATCGGCGCGTCCTTGAACACGCCGAGGCGGTCGTTGAAGTCGCGATGGTAGTAAACCATGCACTCCCTCAATCGATCCGTACGAACACGATCCATCCAGCATCGCGGCAACAGCATTTTAACTGCGTTGATCCCATCATCCACATCCTGTCTGGGCACCACGCGCACCTTCCGACCATTGGCTCTAAGTAGCTCCTCGCGAGTTTTACCGGTTCCCAGTTCCCGAGCGGATGCGTCGTGAGGCAATAAGTCGGTTCCATAGCGATACGGCCTGCTGTCGAGCCATTGCACGTAATGCGTCAGCGGCTCGCCCGCCGCTTCGTAATAATCGATGATGTGCACCTCTCGGCCGACAAGCTGAGCGCAGACAACAGCCGTCGCATCGCCAATACCGAGATCCCACCCAGTCCACACTGGCACCGCCGGATCGTATGGCACCCCGCACAGCCGACCGTCAGCCTCCAGCGCGGCCATCTCGGAACGATAGATCGAGCCACGAATGGCGGCGTCGAACGAAACCAGCATCTCCTGGTCGAACTGATCGACCGTAAGCATGCGGCGGATATCAGCCAACTCAGAGGCATCCAGAATACCTGTCTGATCAGCCCTTAATACCAGCGAAAACCACGACGGATCGCTCTCAGACAATCTGTATATATCGTGAAAATGATTGCGCCCCTTGGGTGTGCCTATAAACACCGCAAATCCATTGCGGTCGGCTAAGGAGGGCCGCAACACCTCGGGCCACGCTCTCGGGTCCATATCTCCAAATTCATCCAAAACGATTCCATCATGATACGTGCCACGTAACCTATCAAAATTGTCGCAACCGTAGAGGCGAACACGCGCGCCGTTGGGGAACGACACCATCAAGTCAGATTCCCTCTGCTCAACGCCTGGAATATCAGCAGTGAATCGCTTCAAATAAGCCCAGGCCAGATCTTTCGCTTGTGTGTAGGTCGGGCTCATGTATGCGAACCGGCCTGCGTCCTTTTTGCAGCGGAGAGCGTGATCTATCAGGTCCATCACGCAGGCCACCGTTTTGCCCGCCCTTCGATGAGCCACTATACAAGCCCAGCGTTCCTTACGCTGGTGGAAGTCTCGGAACTGAGGCCTCGGTTGATAGTCCAGCCTCACCTTTGTTACCTGTTTCGCCATGGATAAGTTTATTGTGCTTTCGTCGGTTTTCCGCGCGCGTCAAAATCTGAAGATTTTGTGGAATATGCAAACCGCAGACGTGCTTTGATTAGGTGGCTATTCATCAACATCATAGCGCCTTGGAACGCCAGTTATGACCTGGATCGTCAGCGGCCCGCCGCCCTCTCCGGTGTGCGAAGTCACGGCGAGGTCCGGAATGGTCTTGCGAAGCAGACCGAGAGCGGCTCGCACTTGATCACTGGACATATTTATCGAATTTTTCTCATCTAAAGCGAACTTATTCAAGCGGTTAACCAACTGACTTGTTTGGATGGCATTGCGCGTTCGCGCATCCTGTTTTGGGTTCAGTCGAGTTGGCATTGCTCACGTATCTCGTCTCATCTCAAGACATTCCGATTTCACAACTATTTCCCGCAGTTCACCGAACATCAAAACATGGACGCGCGCATTGTCGCCGGAGACGGATTTCACCACGGCGTTGACGCCATCGAGCGGCGAACCGTTGGCGAGCCTGCAAGGTGTCCCCGGTGGCCATGTGGCGTCGGCGGGTGGTAACGAGCGGCGCGCTTCGTCCCCGGCCCACAGCGCCTCCAGAGCCCCGCCACGAACGTAATTGGGACGGCCGCCCGACATGCAGAGTTTGTGAACGCCGGGGCAGTATCGGGCGGCGACCCAGCCTCGCTCCGGGATGAGGGCGAGGAAGAGGTAGTTCGGGAACAGGGGTCGGTGGACGATGCGGCGCGGTGTGCCGGCCAACTTCGCGTAGAGCGGAAGGTATGTTTCATACCCCGCGCGGTTTAGCGAGACTGAGGCCCAGTTCTCGGCTCCGGGGTGAGTATGCACCACTGCCCACTGGATCGCTTTGGTGTCGCGTCCGCAGTCGAGTAGCAATGCGCTCTCGGTTTCCACGCGTGAGTTGTGTCCAGATTTTTCACCGTTGGTCAAGTAGGGCAGGAATGCTGCCGGAAAATAATCGCATCTGTCCGCATTTTGCCGTTGACAGGTGTCCGCGTTTCGCACTAAGGTGTCTTCATCAACAAGGAGACACGGACATGACCGATTACCTCACTGAGCTTTTCGGGGACGCCAACCCCTCGATGGAAGAGATTGAAGCTGGTATCGCCGCCATGCTGGCGGTTGAAAAGACACGCATCACCAACCTGAAGGCCGAGATGGCCACCAAGGCATCCGCGCCCCGCTGCTCACGCTGCGGCGGCACCGGGATGCTGACCCAGTTCATGCACCGCCAGAACGGCGTGTGCTTCGCCTGCGGCGGCTCAGGCAACGCGTAACCACCCAGTGCGGGGCCTCGTACCCCGCCCTCACCTTCATTTCAGCGGGAGACATGCGATGGACGACGAGAGCAAGGCCTTCCTGGTGGCCATGGAAGCCCGGTTGATGGCACGGATGAACAATCAGCATGAGCGCCTGATCAACGTGGTTACCGCGTTACAAAACGATTTTGCCAATACGAAGGGGTTCCTGATCGGGGATGCGCTGGTGATGGGTCGGCGCATGCGCTCGATGGAAGATCGGCTGGACGATCTGGAGCGAGGGAGCGGTCCATGAGCGCCACCTCCGTCCCGACGCCCGAGCAGGTGCAGCGCGCGGCATGGGATCTCATCCTCCTCGACATCGAAGTCAGGACAGTCCAGTTGCGCCAGTTGAAGACCTACGAGCCTTGGCGTCTGGCGGCGGCGCTTGCCTCGGCTGGCGCGATCGCTGGTTCGGCTGTCGCGGCGGCGATACTCTGGAGCGCGCATTTGCTGGCCGCCGGAGTGGTGCATTGACCCCCGCCGAAATCCGCGCTGACGGTCATCCGCTGATCCGTGTCAGCGGCCCCGATTACTTCACCCGACTCCACGATCGATTGCGCGCGCGGTTGCCGGTCTGGACGATCTACCGGCCGGTCACCCGTGAATACCCTGGCAAATGGGTGGCGCGGCTGCACGTCGCCCTACCGGAGATAAAGCCGACGCGGTTCGTGATGACGCACGACACGCTGGAGGAGTTGCGCGCCCTGCTGCCGCCCGGCCTGGTCAGGGCGGCCGCCGATCCGTCCGACCTGCCCGAGATCGAGGAGACGTGGCTGTGACCCCCGCCGAGTTCAGCGCCGCCATGGCTGCCCTCGGCTGGAGCCATCGCGAGCTTGCACGGCGTCTGCGGTGTGACAGTGGGCTACCCACCCGGTGGGCGCGTGGGACGGCTCCAGTGCCCCTCCCGCTGGCGCGTTGGCTGGTGAGCGCATGGGACTGGCACGAGATGCACCCGGCGCCGGACGACTGGCGGGTCTGGCGCGCGGGGGAGATGCGGCGCTAGTCTCTGTCCGTCGCGGGTCGCCCGCGACTGTCACCGCGACGACCACCTGAGCCGCCGCCGCCCTTCCCCCCATGGCGGCGGTTTTTTTGTGTCCAATGTCCGCCATCAGAAATCCAGCACGACGGCTGACGGCTCCACGACGGCCAGAGGCGCCGGCATCGGATACCCGGATCGCGCCATGTCGTGCGCCGCCATTTCCTCCAACTGCCGCCCGGAGGCCGCCGGCGTGCCTTCCCACTTCGTGCCCCATGGCCCGGTCTCACTCCGTTGGAGCAGACGGACGATCTCGGCCATGGTCACGACGCATAGCGACCTCCCCTCGTGCTGCTGCCTGACGGTCACCGCGAGATCCGGCGGCAGGGTTGTCTCAAAGGATGCCCCGTCCGAGGCCCTGGAGGCACGCAGGACGGCCGATGCCTCGGCTGACGACCTGACGACCACCAGGACGACGCCGTTGCCCATGTCGGCCTCCCAGGTGTCCGGGGCGAGCGGCTTATGTCCCGCCGCCTCGGCCTCGGCTGCCATCACGGCGAGCGCCTGGATCATCCTGGGGCCGATGCGTTCCACCGCCGCTCCGTCGCAGTCATCGAGGGCCGCCCGGTAGGCGTCCCAACCCCGCTTGTATGCCGCCAGGGTCATTGGGGATATTATCCTCTCCAATCGACCGACCCCCCACCGCTGCTCGCTGGCCCACATCGCCTCGTCGATGGGGACCAGGGCCAACCTGAACCGCTTGTGGTCCTCCGGGGTCCGAAGCTTGCGAGGATTGGTGGTCATCGGACCTCCCCACGCATTATTTGCCATTCATCAATTGCGACATGCGACACGACGACATTTCCCCTAGGGAGGA